ATAGATATATCTGAGATCAAAACTGATAAGTATTTACTGAGACATTTTATCAATCTTGCATTGAGAGAAACTATGCTGACTGTCTGTCCATTCTGTCATGGCAGAGGTGTTATCAAAACAAAGAATAGTATAGAGAAGTGTTATCATTGTGAGGGTACAGGACAATTTATTTATGATGATGATAATCGCCCAGAGTTTCTTGGTATGAAAAAAGAAGAATACATGGATTACAAAAAACCATACATCGAAACTTTAGAGATGGTAAAAAATATTGAGATCAATGCACTAGCCAAGATTGGTGATGAATAATCCTTTTCCTAATAAAAAATATAAGACTATATATTGCGATCCTGCCTGGAACGAAGTTGGAGGTGGTAAAATAAAAAGAGGAGCTGATAGACACTACACTTTAATGAAGACAAAAGATATTAAAAAACTCCCTGTTCAAAGCATCGCTGATGATGATTGTTGGTTGTTCATGTGGGTTACTAACAACTTTTTGAAAGATGGCTTAGATGTCATGGAGTATTGGGGATTCAGGTATGTAACTAATTTAGCATGGGGTAAAGATAGATTTGGAATAGGTTATTACTTCAGAGGACAACATGAGTTATGCTTATTTGGTGTTAAAGGTAATCTAAAACCTAGAGTAAGAAATGAAAGTAGTTTTGTCTTTGCAAAAAGAAACAAACACTCCAAAAAACCTAACGAGTTTTATGACAAAATAGAAAGTGTAGGGTATGAACCTAGAATAGAATTATTTGCAAGAAACAAGAGACAGGGTTGGGATTCATGGGGAGATCAAATTCCTGATGAATTGTTTTGAATAAATTAAAATGGACTAGCTCACTAATCCTCTCTTGTGGGTTAGTCTTGACATCATTTAATATCTATCCGATTAATCTTTATGTGCAGTTTATAGGTGTGATGGGTTGGTTGGTGGTAGGTGTGAAGACCCAGGATAATGCTCTTGTCTTTGTAAATGGTGTTGGATTGGCAATTTTAGGTTTTGGTATAATTTATAGCCAAACTCTGTAAAAAAAGTGCCCCTAGAATCGCCATAATGCAATTTAAATGAGGTAGGTGATACCTTAGTAACCCACTAATGAGTAAGTCTGTTCTCGTCCATTGTAGAGTCCTTTTCAGGGGTATCGCCTGTTTCTTCCTCTGTATTGTCCTGAATCATAGCTAATTTAGGTTTGAGTGCAGGAATTTTGCTAACAAGACCTTGTAGTTCTTCGATTAGCTCCTCATCGGATTTGTTTGTGCCTTTCTCTACATTGAGATTTACATTCTGTGAACTGAATCCACTCATTTCTAGTACAAGTTTTGCAGTATTAAGTCTTACTGAGTCTTGATCTGATCCTAACAAGTCTTGTAAGACCGATATGGCTCTGCCTGATGTGGCAGATATTCTTTCTTCGTTCTTCTCTCTGATCTCATGGATATATTTCTTTTTGAGATAAGCTCCCATTTGCCTGTGGTTTTTATCCCACCCTGCTTTTTTTGCAGATTGACTAGCATTACCTGCTGTCTCACCCTCTATATAATACTCTACAAATTTTAATTCTTGTTCTTTATCTATTTTTTTCGGCATCGCTTTTCTCCATTAACCATTTCTTTAACTTGTTTGTTGTGTGCTTCGGTAGAGGTAAATCTTTTCTAAATTTTATCCAAGACTTATCTAGTACCAAGCTACCATCTATATCGACTTGTATATCAGATCCTGATATGTGAGATACTATGGTAATACTTTTTTCGTTTTCTTCAACGACTAATCCGATAGATATACAATCAGCTAGTGCGTTGTCTAAATCATTTATGTTTGTCCACCCTGATGTGGGTGTTATTGCATCTTCCCAGTTTATAATTACGAGCTTCGGTTTCATTTTTTGCTTCTAAGAAAATTAAGATAATCTGCTCCCTCCTCTACTTCCCAAAATATTTTTATAAAGTCTGGGTGTGAATCTGGTAGTTCTGTATTGAATATTGCAACTGCACAAGCAGACATCATCTTACATGGCAAGTTCAATGCTTTTGCAAAGTTGTCATACTTCTTGTATGAGCCAACCTGGACACAATGCATGATCTTGTCATTGGTTGCATCTCTGATAGGACTATATCCAGAGACATGAGTGTGTCCTGCAATAAGTAAGTGATCTCGTGCATTGAACAATGCGTGTCTTACGATACCATGAGCTGTGTTATACATAGAGTGTCCTCTAAAATTATGTGCACAGTTTACTTTGATTTCGTGTTTGGGTAGTTTTATTTTGAGTCTTGCGTTGTGATCTTGATAGACAGATTTCAATGGTTTGCACATCCATTTGATAGGATCGCCTTCCATAGCCCACATATCATGATTACCTGCAACGATAAAGATATAAGGTGTTGCATTGATAAGCCATTCGACTAACTGCCATTGTTGCTCACCATTGGTGGTCTGATCTGCCCACAATCCTGCAAGTTTACCTCTCCTTGCCCAGTTGTTTGACAGATCGCCTACAGAACAGGCATACATCCCATCTGTAGAATTGACTATATCTATGTGTTTTCTAAGCGATACCCAGTCACAGTTGTCATCATCGACATGAGGGTCGCCTTGTATGTAAAGACCAATAGGTTTTGTGTCTTTAATTCTGATCTTGATAAATTCATCTTTTCTCTCACGAGCATCTTTTCTTTTGAATACTTCTGTTCTTTGCTCGATGAGTTCTTCTGTAGTCCAATCAGTCTCTGTCATCTGTTCGAGCTCGTAGTTTTTTACGACTTTTGGATTTTGTGTTTTTTTGCCACAGGTCTTACATCTATATCTTTTTCTTTGGTGTTGTGTACCATCAGTACCTGCTTTTATAATATGGCTAGACCCACAACTAGGACAAACGAGCATATCTCCATCTTCGTTTCTTTGGATAACTCCGATCCTGCTGTAGTTGCCACCATTGTTATGAATGGTCATTTGGTTTCTTCCTGCTTAATTAGGTATTCGATATACCATTTAGCTTTTTGTAAATCTTGTAGTGGTGTGCCTTTGTAAGGAAATCGAGTAACATACTTTACGATGTTCCCACGAACATAATCCATTTCCCATGAACGAATGTAATCAATCGTTTCTATGCCCTTCGTATAGTGGGCAGGTCGATTAATAATATCTTGTGTCTTTTTCTTGCTCATCTATCTTGTCCATGACTTCATCCCAAGTAATGGGTGCACAATTTAAAAAAAGAACACCACCATACTTGTAATCAATCCTATTGTTGATAAGTGTCTTGATGCTTATTTGTGCTTTAGGATCAATCGCATGGATTGCTTTGATGATTTGCATTTCCCTTTTAGTGAAGGGTATGTTTGCACTCATAGTTATCTCCTATTAGTTTATGTATACTTAGATCGCTGAAACAATGTAGTAAGCCACAACTAATATTAGTATAAACTCTAAGACCGATATCTCTGGTCTTAGATATTTCGTTCTTATATTCCCTAATAAGAACTTTATTATCTTTTTCATCTCATCAATGGATTGCTACTCTTAGCTTTTAACTCCTCTACCTGAGATTTAAGTATAGATAATTCTTTTTCTAAAGGCACAATATCTGGAACTGACCTAGATTCTACAACCTCTAGTCTGTTTAATATTTGTCCAACTTGAACAAACAAACCACCTAGTGTAATAACTAGTCCTACTATTCCTGCTATTGTCTTGATGTCCATAGTCTGTCCTCGTATGTTTGATTTGGGTAAATGTTTCTGATATCGACATAGTTGTTATTGATGTATTGATCTATGTTGGTATCAACTAACTCTGGTTGTATGAATATGTCTGTATTGACTTGTGAGTATGAAGATATCTTGTTATCTCTTGACATAACTTTAGCTACTATCATCTGTGTAGCTTTGAGTTGTCCATCTATTGTCTTAATTTTGTCTGCAACTTTGATAGATATTTCTTCTATAGTTAGTTGGGTTTCAACACCCCTATCCTCGTTTGGTGCTTCTGTTCCTTCTGCGACAGCAGTTTCGTTGCTTTCATCCACTTCTGTATTTGTTTCTGTTTCTTCGACAACTTCTGTTTCATTGGTCTCCTCCACAGGTGCTTCGACTATTTCTTCAAAAACTTCTTCTATAACCTCTACTGTTTCTTCTATCTCTACCTCTGGTTCAACTGAAATGATTTCTTCTTCTATGACTTCAGGGGCTAGTACAATAGTTTCTTCTATAAATTCTTCTTCTACAGTTAATTCTACCACTTCGGGTATAGGTTCTATGTAAACTTCTTCTATTATTGGTTCTACAAAAACCTCTTCGATAGCTATTTCTTCTATGTAGACTTCTTCTATTTGTTCAAATATCTCTTGTATTTCTTGAGTCTGCTCTACTGTTAATACAACAGGGTCATACTCCATTGTTACAGATATGTTGTCTACATTAGGACCACCAAGCCGAGCAGGAGCA